GCTTGGTAACGAAAACCGTCTAAGACAATATAGGATGAGTCCCGAGGATCAGGCGCTGCGAAGCTACTCCTCCGCGAAAACCTTGAAATTCGCCCATGCCCCGACGTCGAGCCCCGCGCAATTCGCGTTTGATGAATCAAGGCCGAATACCGGCGTGCCGCCGGGGCCGGCGGGCCACACCGTCGGCAGAAAGTGGCGCAGCTCGACGCCGGCCGGCTTGGTGTCAATCTCGCCAAAGGTCAAGAAACCCATCATGATATTGTTGGGCGGGCCGGGACCGAGCAGGCCGTACGCCATCGAGCCATCCTCGTAATCCTGGATCACAAAGGTGTACTCAGGATAGTTCGCCCAGATCGGCGCCCAAGCCGCGTAGGCGCCGGGGATCGTGCCGTCCCAATGGTTGGCGAGGATCACCGCGCGCAGCAGCGTGCGGTAGAGCTCGTCGGGCAGGGTCACAGTTCCACTGTCGGGATCGAACGGCCGCCGCCATACCGATTGATCCAACCCCAGCCCTGGGACATCCAACGAGAAATATCCGGCGATCGGCGTTGGCAGCTGGCGCGAACGGCCGACCCAGATGCCGACCGCGTCGAGCTGCACGCCGACCGCCAGGTCGAGGTCGTAATAGAGATAGAAGGCCTGCTCGAGCCATGCCGTGTCGGCGAGCGGCTGCACCGTGGCCGCGACGGTCGCGACAAATTTCGGCTTGTCCTGGTGTTCGGAGGTGATCTTGTCGGTGTAAGGCGTGATGTCGGCGCCGAGCTGGTCCTGCGGGTCGGTCCGGTTGTGGAGTGCGGCCATGTGCCCTCCTTAGCTCGCGTTGATGATGATGTCGCTCAGATTGGCGACGGTAGCAGCCTCGTTGAAATGCACGACGAGGCTGCCCACCCCATACACTTTGGCGCCCGCGAGGACCGCGCGTTCCGATGGCACAGGAGTGTCGAGCACGATCGAGGCGGTGCCGACCGCGGTGACGATCGCTTGGAAGAAAGTGCCGTTGTCGAGGGTCAGCCACACGGCCTCGGTGGCCACGAAATTGGTGACGTCGGTGACGCCGATCGCGGTCGCCCCGGTCAGGTAGGGGCCGCCTGCGGCTTCCATGCCGGGGCGCGACATCGACAGCCCATAAGCATGGACGGCGATGTGATAGGTGGCGCCCAGCGGATCGAGCTGGACCTGCAACAGCCCAGTGCCGATGACCGCCGCATCGCCGTCGAGATTGGCCGGCGAATAGACATCGCCCAGATAAGCGGCCTGGCCGATCTCCAGCGAATTGAAATATTCGGCGAGCGCTTGCTGGATGTAGGTGGCAACCTGCGTGGTGTAGCCGACGATCGCCCGGATCCACAGCAGCACCGAGATCTCGATCGGGGTAAGCTGCCAGTAGCTGATCAGGTTCGGCGTGCCGACGCTGTCGTAGACGGTGACCGAGGTGTCGCCATAGGTCGGCACGCCAGGGGCCTTGGTGGTGGCGATGACGGTGGCGATCTGGGTCGGGTCGCCGCCCTCGACGACGCAGGCGAGGCTGCGCGGCGGGATGCCGTCGCTGGTGGTCAGAAGAGTGTCGTTCTGGAACACCTTGGCGCGCGTCACGCCCGCCAGGTTGAGCAGGTTCCCCTGGATCGAGGAGAGTACCGTCGAGGCCGGGAGTGCGGTCGATTTGGTCTGCCGCCGGCGTAGCTGGGCGTCGCTCTCGACCGGCGCTCCCGGTGTCGCGGCCGCCACGTTGGTCGCGGTCTGCCAGCCGGGGATCGGTGTGAGGATTTGGGTGAGCGTGCCGGGTGCGGCGGTCGTCGCCCCGAGGCTCGTGCACACGGCGAACACGTCGATCGTGCCGCTGGGCGGGATCGTGACGCTTTGGGCGACGAACCAAGTAGTGCCCAGATTGAGGGCGTCGCCGACCGTGACGTTGGCGATGATCGTGCCTTCGGTGCCGCCGAGGCTCAGCGTGACCCGGCTGGACGAGGCGACCTGGCGCGCAATGCCGTTGATCTTGACGATCGAGGAGAGCCCCGCGCCAAAGGCGAAGCTCGGGATGAAATTGTTGAACGCCGCGATGGCGCTCGAATTCATGTCATTGAGCGCGTCGGAGACGATCGCCAGCCATTGGCCGTCCTGCGTCGAGGGATCTAGAGATATATCGAAACCGTAAATAGAGTAGTATTGCGCCTGCAGATAAGCGAGCACCTGATCGAACGGCGGCCCGGTGATCCCGGTCGAATCGATCTTGACGACGATCGGCGTCGTCACAGGGGATCGGCTCCAGTCAGCGCCGAATAATGGATCAGCCAGTGGCTGGCGTAGGACGCGGCCGGCTCGATGCTCAGCGCCAGCCTCCCGTAGAGCGTCTCGATGACCATCTGGACCGAGAAGGTGCGCGTGTTGGGGTCGGTCTGGCTCGCGTAGCTGACGATCGACTGCACGCCCGGGGTCGCCAGAACCCGCGTGCGCAACGCCATGTCACGCGACAATGCGGTATGCTCGGCGAGGATCTGGCCTTGGGCGACGACCTGGGGATTGAGCGGAAACCCGCCCCATGGAGTCCCCTCGCGGGTATCGAGAAACCATTCCCCGGCGTAGAGCAGCAGCCGGGTCTGGATCAGCTGGCCGACGCCCTCGGGCCGGTTGTACCAGATGTCGCCGCCGTTGTGGCCGAATTGAAAATCGCCATTAGCGTCTTGGATTCGCAAACGCATTTCAGCGGCCCGGCCATGGATGGCTGTCGAGCCCGTTGCCGACGACGCTCGGCTGTGTGATGGCGGCCTGGGCCTGGGCGCCTCGCTGCAGCTGCTCGGAGAGCGCCTGGACCAGCGGTGCCGCGACCTTGTATTTCAGTTCGCCCAACCCCTCCAGGACGATGTTCCACGATTGCGCCTCGAGCGTCACGGTAAGTGGCAGGTTTGCCGGGATCGGCGCGGTCATCGGATGATCTCCTCCAGGCGCCGCAGGCGAGCTTCAAGATCGTCGACACGGGTGACGAGCGCTTCGGCGGCTAGGCTGCCGCCTTGTGGCGGCCCGGTGTTGGCTTGCCCGCTTTGCACGCCGGTATGCACATGCGTCGACAAATGCACAGCAGCGCCGTCGCTCTTTGCCGTGACTTCGCCGGTGACCTGGAGATCGCCTTTGATAATGACCGGTTGGTTAGGGGAATTAAATGTGAACTGCCCTTTGGTCGGGTCGAAATCGAGGTAGGTCTTGCCGTCCTCGGTGCGGAGCTGCCACGTCGTCATGCTGACGTTCGCGAGCTTCTTCGCCTGCGAGCGGAAGCCGGGGATGACAAACCCGTCGTTGAGGCTGTGCTCGCGGTTGTCGAATTGCGGCTGAACCCCGCCGTTCTGCCACCAATTGTCGATCGAGCGACTGGCGTAGATCACCAACCCTTCGTCGCCCTGCTTTACCGGGTTGGTGATCACCGCGCCCCCGCCGCCGAGATGGAGCAACGGCATGTCGCCGACCGACGGGATGCTGCGCCATTTGATCGTTCCATCGGATTGCAGATTTGCGATTTGTACCGAGGGCTGCGCCTTGACGGTGTTTTTGCCGGGGACGTGCTCATTGATGATGACCGGCATCGCGGTCCAGATGCGCGACTGGTGGTCATCCTGATCCTGGCGGGTCGCCTCGTCCCAGTCGAGAAACCGCTCGGTCGGGTCGAAAATGCCGTTGGCCATGCGTCCCCCTTCAAACGAGGGTCTGGAAATAGAGATGCCCGTCGACGCCGAGATTGCTGTAGGTCGGCACCTCGTCCGGCGAGTGCCCGACCGCCACCGTCATCACGATCATCGGGATGCCGCCGCCGATGCCGAGATAGCGGAACTGTCCCAGCAGATCGGTGCCGGTCACCAGCGGTATGCCGTCGAGCCCGCCGGTGCCGCCGATCGGGAAGTCGTTCTCGTCGTGGATGTCCATGATCCAGCACTGCGATGCCTTGTTGTATTTGAAGTGCAGGGTGTAGGTCGTGCCGCCGATCTCGCAGCGCATGATCTGGGGCCGCGGCGTCAGCGGGATCTCGTGGATCGAAGTCATGTTCCCGCCTCGACGCCAACCGCACCCCCTGGATTGCCGCCGAGGCCGAGCGAATCCGGTGTTTGGACCGGCGGGTTGGCGGGGGGCTGCGCGTCATTGGCGACCAATTCGTTGTGGACGACAGCGGTGGTCGGCGATTCGATATTGTAATTAGTCGGCAGCTGATCGCCGGTATTGGTTTGGGGCGCGGTCGAGGACGGGTCGGCGTGGGCATTCGGGTCGGTGGACGAGCCCGTGACCGTCGTCGTCTGGGTGCCGACGATGATCACCTGGCGGCAGGACAATGTCGCCATCAGTGCGTATTCGCTGTGCTGATCGGTGGTCACCGTCATCCGCTCGATCAGCATGTTCACGTAGTGGCGCTTGCCCGTGAACACATCGAACGGCATCAAGGCCGCCTGCCAGCTCAAGAGCAGGCCGTAGACGCCGGTCTCGGCCGACAGATCGAAGGAACGCTGGCGCGACCAGCCGGCGCGAATCGTGACTTGTGCCGGCCGTTTGAAGGCGTGATCAGAGATCGGCGCGCCCTGCTCGACCGGAAATTCGGTGATCTGCAGATCGTCCTCGGCGGTC